GACCATATCAACTTATTGTATTCCACTTTCTCATCGGTATCTCTGCATACCTGGGACGACAATGGGAACTTAGTTATAGATTAGGGATGAGGCCATGGATATGTGTAGCTTACTCTGCACCAGCAGCGGCAGCTTTTGCTGTATTCCTTGTATATCCATTCGGGCAAGGGAGTTTCAGTGATGGTATGCCTCTTGGTATTTCAGGGACTTTCAATTTTATGTTTGTATTTCAGGCAGAACATAATATTCTCATGCATCCTTTCCACATGCTCGGTGTTGCAGGGGTATTCGGTGGAGCTTTATTCTCTGCTATGCATGGAAGTCTCGTTACTTCCTCACTTATTCGTGAAACAACTGAGAACGAATCTCAGAATTATGGCTATAAATTTGGCCAAGAAGGAGAAACATATAACATCGTTGCAGCCCATGGCTACTTCGGTAGATTAATATTCCAATATGCATCTTTTAATAACTCTCGTGCTTTACACTTTTTTCTGGCTGCTTGGCCCGTCACTTGCATATGGCTCACCTCTATGGGAATCTCTACCATGGCTTTCAATTTGAATGGTTTTAATTTTAACCAATCAATTGTAGATTCAAATGGTAAGATAGTACCGACTTGGGCAGATGTCCTCAATAGAGCTGACCTTGGTATGGAAGTGATGCATGAAAGGAATGCACATAATTTCCCATTAGACCTAGCTTAAGTTTTGCGGCGGCCCGAAGCTAATCGTAACCGCCCAGTACATATTTACACTAACCCCTAATGCCTAAAAACGTATTCGCAACCGAACCACAAGTAGAAGTAGTAGATCAACCTTACTTTGAAGGAGCAGAGCGTGTCAATGGACAGCTTGCTATGATTGGATTTGTTGCAGCAATCGGTTCATACATATTTACTGGACAGATTATACCTGGTATATTCTAGGAAACACTGGCGGCTCGGTTCGACCCAGTAGAAGCCAACTCAATACTACGTCCGTTCATTCCCTGACGGGAACGCATGAAACCACATCATGGAACGGGGGTGTGGTACTGGAGTATTACAATGACTGTAAAACTAAGGTATCGTGGTGTTGAGTACACAAAAACTATTAAATAACTTAACATGAAAAAACTTGCACTTGCTCTAGCGGCAACATCTTTCGCTACTGCTCCTGCAATGGCTGGCGTTTATCTAAACGTTGAGTCAAACGCATCTTATACAGGCAATGATTATACTTCCCGTACTACTGATTTACATGTAGGCTACGAAGGCGATGTAGGACAACTTGGATACTATGTTCAAGGTGGACCTGCACTTGTCAACGGAGACGCTGTAGATGGATCAACTGATTTCTCAGGTAAGCTCGGTGGATCCGTAGCAGCCTCAGAGAAATTAGATGTATACGGAGAAGTTTCATTCATTACTGATGAGACTGCTGACAATTCTTATGGCACAAAACTAGGTGTCAAATATTCTTTCTAAATTATAACTATGTCACATCAAAGCACCATTGAAAGGGCTCATCCAGTTTCGTTTGAGCCAAAGAACTACGAGGCTCATCACAATAAACCAGAAGAGCATCCTGACACTTTACCGAGTGATAAACAACCACCTGGTGTAGATGAGGACATGGATTATGAATCTTTGGAAGAAGCTCTCACGAGCTAACGAGTTATGGCTGGTAGTCTTCGGACTACTGGCCTTCTTTATTATGGTAGAAACTATGCATATTAACTACCATCGGTCAGAGACACCTCAGTGTCGGATCTCTGACTAATTGGCTTTGGCCCGATACGTCGGATACCCTTAGCCGTCTAGACGGTGGGAAAGACCACAACAAAAAATGATCAAAAAAATTTCAGCTGAAGAACGTACATATCTTATTTAATTTATCCATATAAATGGCACATCAAAGTTCAGTCAACCCTTCACAGGTTGTCCAGTTAGGTCAATCTAATTTATCGGGTGACACAAGAGCCCTCTACCTCAAGCTGTTTAGTGGAGAGATGTTCAAAGGTTTCCAGCGTAACACAATCGCTAGAGACTTAGTTATGAAGCGTACCTTGAAGAACGGTAAATCTTTACAGTTCATCTTCACTGGTCGCACTAACGCTGAGTATCATACTCCAGGTAATAGCATACTAGGTAACAGTGACAAGACTCCTCCAGTAGCTGAGAAGACCGTCACAATTGACGATCTACTTATCAGTTCAGCTTTCGTTTATGAGCTCGATGAGACACTTGCACATTACGATCTACGTGGTGAGATCTCTAAGAAAATCGGTTATGCACTTGCAGAAAAATATGACCGTCTAATCTTCCGTAGTATCGTTAAAGGTGCTCGTAAGGCTAGCCCAGTTTCAGCAACAAACTTCGTAGAAC